ACCTAGCGGGTCAGACCAGCCAAATGAATAACGCTCACGGGCTTTGTATCGAACATTACCTGTGTCAAAATCGCCATCCATAGATGTAGTTAATGGTGTTCTTTCAAAATGCTTCATACCATTAGGTACATCAGTAGTTAAGAAGAATGCATTCGCATCAGTTAAAAAGTGATTTACTGAATAACCGTCTGGAATAGATCCATTTGTTCTCATTGCATTGATATCGTTATCAGCAGTACCCGGTCTAAGCTGAGTATCTAATAAACGAGTTGCAACAAACTGTAGTGCTGGTGGAATAATTAATCTACGAGGTTTAGCCGCGATTAATAGACCACGTTCATCAGTCCAAGCTGCGATTTGAATAACTGCGGCTTCTAGTGCTGCCTCAGATAAATCCACACCAACTGCTGGTCTGTTTGAGTTTGTACCACCGGCCACCGTAGGGTGATTAACAACAGCAGCTGCAGCATTAGTACCAAATAATGATACGTTATCGCCACCTAAGAAAGCACCGTTGAAGCCATTGTTTAAAACATTAGCTGCACGAACTTGTTTAGTATTTGCCATTGAACGAGCAAGAGCTTTAGTATAACGAGCTGAAAGACTATCATATAGATTATCTTCAACTGCTTCTTCAGTCAAACTGAAGCCTAAAGCAATTGTTACGTGGTTGTATCTAGCTGTAAAAGCTTCTTGTGCATTATCATATGCAATAGCTGCTCCCTCAGACTTAAGAGGTGCGGCTGCAAAGCCAGCTAGTTTTGTTTCTTCTTCAAAAGAACGGTCTGAAGATTCAGTTTCGTAAATCTCTTTATGTTCTTCTCCGTAACGCGCATATTCTAAACCGAATAAAGCGTTAAGTCCTGGTAATAGCTCCTTAAGGAGCTGGGCTCTTGAAATTGCCATCTGTCATTCTCCTTAATTAAATGCCAACACCTGAAGTGTATGCATGTGCTACTGGGTTAAATTTCACAAGTAAATCTGTAAATGCGTCACCAACTGTAGATGTAGGTGAATCTACAAAGTCTACAATTTTAAATGCATCTTGATTTACACTAAGTGTAGCAGAGTTAACTGCTGTTGTTGAATTACCACTTGTTAAATTTCCTGTTGCTGTTGTTTGAGCTAAGATAGAACAACATGAGCCTAAAGCTGCTGCTGTTACTGCTCCATTTGCTTGCACTTGGAAAATTACTGCTGGGTCATCTACAACATAAGCTACTGCGTCTGCTGTTACTGTGCCTGTTGGCCAGTTTTGTCTAAATACTACTGTACCTGTACCTGGGTCGGTATATGTACATCCTACAAATACTCCTACTGTACCTGCTACAAAAGGCGCTGCTGCTGTTCCAACTGTTAAATTTGCAGTTAAAAAGCCTGTATTTAAAACATTAACCACTGAACCGTAGTAAATGTTAATAGCTGTCGCCGATGCAATAGGATACATTCTAGTAGAACCCGCATATGGAGTGCCTCCTAGATGATTTACGGCTCTAAGTCCGTAAGGGGTAGCTGTCGCTGCCATGATATTTCTCCTATTTACTTCCCTTACCAAATTTAGTACTGCCTGTCTCTTGACCTTCAGCAAACTTAGGCATACGAGGATCATTTTGATTCATATACTGCGCATCAACTGCCTCGGTTTGTTGCCTTGTTGCTTTGTCTACATAAGCTTGACGTTGTTCCATTAATTCAGAGGGAATTTTACATAAAAGCACACCTCCAATTTCAATACCGTCTTTGTATTGTGAATTAGGGTCTGCCGCTAATTGAATCTCTGGGTGTTCCGAATGTTTTACCGGTTCCCAGCCTTCACGCATTTTTGCAGAAACGTTCATGTTATCAGGTTCATTAAGTAAAGCACTTCTAACCCATCTATAGGACCATCCAGCTTTCTGATTAAATTCTGGTAGCGAACTTGCTGGCTTCCATTCTTTAACCTTACTTTCTCTATTTTCCATTTCTCGGTCAGTTCTTTTAATTGTTGCTTTTTCTGTTACCTTATCCATTTGCGTTCTCCAATTTTATAAGTTCTCTAGCATAATGCTCCGGGGTTAACTTTAACTTTTTAGCTAAAGCAACTTGTGTTTTAGATAACCGTACTTTTTTAGGCGCGGTACTACGCGTTGCCGGTGCTACTACATTAGATGGTTTGCGCTGGGCGGGTTTAGTCGGTTCCAACGGGTCTTTCCCAAAGTTCTCAGGAAAAAGTTTTTGCATCGTGTCATCTATACGACGGTAATATATTTCTGATGAAACTTCAATTCCTTCACTTAGAAGTTCATCATGCAGCCCTAAAGCTGTGGCTGTCATAACTTTATTTTTACCAAACCAAGTATTAGTATCCTGCCACTCTTTAGCTTTAGCATCAGGTTTATAATCT